ATAGAACTATCTACAGCATTGCTGGGATCAGAAGAAATTACTGTTGCGGTATTAGCCGCAAAAAGCGATCCTGTGTTTCCACTTGATGTATCTTCAACTAAAAGCTGTGTACCTTCTGTTTTTAAGTGAAGTAGTTCACTTGGACTGCTAGTACCAATACCCAAAGACTCCGCAGACGCATCCCAGAACAACTTCGCAGTCGTGCCAGTGTCTTCGTAGAAGCTAATGTCTCCGTTGTCAGAAAATAACGCAATGGACTTACCTCCAGTGCTAGTGTCATCAGTGCCAACTCTGAATACTTTACCTGTCTCATTGTTATTACTGTCAATGTTTAAGTAAATGCTTTCATCAGAATTAATTACACCGTTTGCACCACCTTCTCCACCTATCGTTAAAGTAGTGCTAGACAAGGAAGCAAAATCATTAACCGTTAGAGTACCCGTTACGTCAACACCTGTGGAGGTGGTGGCTAGTTTTTCTGCGTTGTCGTAATAAAGTTGAACAGAGCCATTCTCATTGAAAATAGCCATGTTTTCGCCGTTTACACCCTCAAGCTGAATATTTGTGGAAGCTCTAACAAAAAGACTTCCTGCGCCTGCTTCTTGAATAATGGAGCCAGCACTAGGGTCGTGATAAATCTGTAGGTCAGAGCCAGCACCGAAGATAGCCTTGTCGTTGTCGCCAAACGCAATATCTGTACCGCCAGTGGTATTACCGTTGCCAAGGACTTCAGCCAGTGTGTCTGCACCAGCAACCTGAGAGTCTACATACGCCTTGATCGACTGTTGAGTAGCCAATGCAGTGGCACTGTCACTAGCCATGTTGTCTTCATCAAGGATGCCTGTAATGCCATCTAGAAGATTAAGCTCTGTAGCAGTAGATGTTACGCCATCTAAGATATTTAACTCTGCTGTGGTTGCCGTTACGCCATCAAGAATGTTTAGTTCAGCGGCTGTAGAGGTAACCCCATCTAAGATGTTTAGTTCTGCTGTAGTTGCCGTTACACCGTCAAGCAAGTTTAGTTCGGCAGGAGTAGACGTAATAGCTACACCGCCTACCTGTAAAGTAGTTGCGTTTACTTCCCCGCTTGCACCATAAACAACAGCCTTGCTGTTAACGACAGTACCAGCAGTAGATCCATCAACAAGATTAAGTTCTGCCGCTGTGGACGTTACTCCATCAAGGATGTTCAACTCAGCCGTGGTAGATGTAACACCATCTAACAGGTTGATCTCTGTAGCTGTAGCAGTAACGCCGTCTAAAATATTAAGTTCAGCAGTAGTAGCGGTAACGCCATCAAGCAGGTTAAGTTCTGCGGTAGACAGAGTTGCACCATCAAGAATGTTGAGTTCAGCCGCAGTAGAAGTTGTCGCTAACGATACAGCGCCGGACGATACTGAAAAATCTGCTGAATTAAACGAAGCTATACCTTTGTTAGAGTCTGTAGCATCTTCTGCCGCAATCGTAATTGCATTGCCTGTAGCAGATGTATCAATACCTTCACCGCCCGATACAGTCAGTGTTTCAGAATCTAGGTCAATAGCGATTGTGCCTGAGTCAGTGGTGACATCTAGGTCTTGTGCAGTGACTTGTGAGTCAACGTAAGCTTTTACGGACTGCTGTGTAGGAACTAAAGTTGCACTGTCGGACGACATATCGTCTTCATCAACGAATGCAGCAATACTAATAGTTCCATCAGAAATAGTTTCAAAGGTCAACGTACCTGTAAAGGTCGGACCTGCTGTGTCAGCTTTGGTTGCAATAGCTGTAGAGATTGCGTCAAACTCAGTTTCAAATTCAGCGCCACGGATGATCTTTCCTGAGTCGCCTGTAGGTAACGAGTCCTTAGCTTCAAAGTCTGTAGTCTTAGTATAGTTCGACATCGGAAAGTCCTATTGCAGAGAAGAAGGAGGAGAAAGGAAAAGGGGCCATTGCTGACCCCTTGAGTTCGTTACTCTGCAACTGCGAGAACGAAACCAGCTTCAGGACGGTATACTTCAACACCGTAGAGGCAGTCAGCCGTGTACAGAGTTGAGAGGTATTCCTGCTTGTACTGAGTCTGTGAACGAACAGCTTGCTGCTCAGCCATAACAATAGCGTCACGGTGGAACAGAAGTGCTGCGCGAGTATCGGCAGATCCAGCAGTGTTGTCTGCAGCAGCTTCGATAGTTGCACAGTTAGCTGAAACGTAAACATCTACGCCGTAGAGGTTACCGATAAGACCAGACTGTACGCCTTGGCCTGAGACAAAGTCAGAAGACACGTATCGGTCGATGCCCATGATAGTGTTACGAACAGAAGGTGGGATAACAAGTACACGATCTTCCATTGGTACGTTGTTGTCGTCAAGCTTCTGAATCATGTCACGGAAGAAAGCATCAGTGAACACGTCAGCAGGAACGATAGTATCGTCAGTGTACTGAGTAGTTGTGCCACCGTCGTTAAAGAAACAACCGGTGTGCTGATAGTCAGTAGGAGCTACTGAGTCAGAGAACACAACAGTTCCACCGTTACCAAAACCAGTACCACATGAGTGGAGGTCAGTGTCGATCTTAGTAGCAAGGGCATAACCAGCGTCTTCAGTGTAGAACTGACGGAGGCTAGAAAGCGCCTGTACTTCAACGATGTCTTCGATCAAACGTGAGTACTCGAAGTGACGGTCGATGTCAACAGTCAGTTCGCTCTCAGTGTTTGCAATGATAGTAACTGCAGTGTCAGCAGCCTTCGCATTTGCATCGCCACGAGTTGGCTTTGGAATGTGAAGCTTGTCGCCCTTCTTGCCGTTCATAGCGATACGCTTGACAAGTGGAGCCATCTTCAGGTTCTTTTGATAAGCAGCAATGATCTCGTCACTCCAGATTTCTGGAATAAACGTTGCCGCTTCAGTCTTCGCAGTATTACCAGCTGCGCCCGGATAAGTTGCAGTAGCCATGTCAATCTCCTAGATTATTTGACTCGACCCTCCGCATAAGCTGCCATAATTTCGTCTGACAAAGCTTGATAACGATCAGGGTCATTTTTCATTAGTTTAATAATGTCGGCCCTACGATATACCTTCTTACGACTACCTTCAGCACTGCCTCGTGCATTGCCTGTATTAGCTGCCCTGAGTGTTTGCTTACGTGCTTGTTTTTCAACTTTAGCAGTTTGCTGTGCAACTGTTTTTCGTTCTTTCCAGAGTGAAAAAAGCTCATCAGCAGCGTCAGCATCGTACTGTTGGTCAGCGGCTACAAACAATTGAGTCCTAATTTTTGATGCTTTAATCCATTCAGCAAACTTAGGATCGCTAAGAATTTGTTGCATATCTGGATGTTTAGCTTGAAGCGTAGCCAAAGATGACTGTTTTTTGTACTGTTCTGTGTACTGTTGTGCTTCTTTAATTTTAGGATGATTTTCAATTGCACGATTAACAGCGGCTTGAGGATCTGTAAAATAGTCTATATCGTTTTCAGGCTCAACGTGTTGCTGTTGAGGTGCTGGTGGTTGTGTTTGACTACTAATGTAATCATCTACAACCTTACGAAGCTCTCCTACTTCAGAGGACTGACGACCTAAAAGCTTTTCAGCCTCTTGGTGCATCTGTACAACTTCTTCTAGAGACTTACCTTGGTACTTCTCAGGAACTGTAGGTTTTTCTGTTTGAGGTTGCTCAACTTCTGTTTCTTGTTGAATCTCATCAACTTCGTTTTCAATGGTGTCCACATTTTCCTCTTCAGGTTGTGGATCAAGCATTGTTGCTCTTGACATAATTAAACTCCGTGATTATAATCATTGTGGAGACTTCTTTTTACCTGCTTTTTCGTGTTCTCGTACCCACTTCATGTGCTGACCGGGAAAGTCCCCAGTAGAGCCATCAAGGTGAAAAGACGGGGCAGATACCAATTTAGTAGCGTTAGCACCACAACCGCACCTACTGGTTGTAATACCACTTTCTACCATTTCTTCAAAGACATGTCCGTTAGTACAACGGAAGTCATAAATTTTAAACATCTACAGGATCTTCTTCTTCGGCTTCTGCTTGCTCTTTAGCTGCTTCTATAGTACCTTGAAGGTTAATTACAGAAGCAAGAGCAGCAACTTGGCCTTTACGGAAATATAAATCTTTTGTGTCTTTAACTGTTTGAATGTCAGCTAAATTTTGTGCATTATTAGATAACTCTTGTATGAGTTGTTTGAAACCTTCGGAATTGAAGAGTTCGAAGTAGTTGTCGAAGTAGGTTTCAAGCTCAGTGTTCATAGTTTCCTCTAATGTTGTTAACTATAGTTTTATTATAGCATACTTTTTAACGGTTGTCAAGCTTTTCTTGTAGACTTCCTTCGTTTACCTGAAGCTGTGACTGCGTGTTTAATTGCTTTGGGGCCAGTCTTACGGCGAGCAGAAGAAGCCTTTTCAGCTTTAGTCATCTTAGCTGCTACTGCTTTGGGTCTACAAGAGGGGTAGGGACGTTTGCTGTTCTTAGCGGACTTACGCCCACAAGGTTTGCCTGTCTTAACGTCTACCCACTCCTCCTTAAACCACTTCTTAAGGGCGGCACCCTTTTTACTTTTTCTTACGGCCACTTTTGTTACCCCAGTTCTTAGCGCCGACTTTGCGACACTTAGCTACAGCACCAGATGCGTACGCAGAAGGCCAAACTTTGTATCTAGACTTGACCTTACGTGCACAAGCGTCGTTAGCTTTCTTTTTTTTAGCAGCCATAAAACTTTTAAACTCGTCGTCTTGTGTTGCTACGGTTTAGTCGTTGTTGTCGTCGGCCAGTTGCCATAGTACCTCTAGATGGAGGGACATAAGGTCCTCCGGGAGAAGTTACTCTTTTAGTTTTAGTGGCCGTCGCCGTCTTCTTTTTGGGTGGACGACCTACTTTACTTCCGTATGTTCCTTTTCCTTGTGGCATAGTTATCTCCTTACCATTTTTTGCATGACCAGTATCTAGCTGTCAGCTTACTGGGTGGGTTTGTGTCACA